GGGAAGGGAGTTTACAACATAAAGTTTAAACTCCCTATTCCCCTTTCTACGCGCCTACGCAAACCCCGTCCCATTAAGGTACGTTTCAGCTACTCTGCTAAACACCTAGATGAACTACTTGGTTTGTCTCCCCCCTGTTTCGATGAAGCAATTGCTCTTCGAACCATCGCCATTTCGGATTCCACCACTGAGACCCTTGCCCCCTCTTATTTTAAGAAAGCAAAGCCTCACCGAGAAACCAAAACCCGGACCTACGTCTTCGAAGAGAAAGCCTCTCCCAGACCACCACCACTCTTTTTACCCGCGATCATAGTCACTGACACCCACAACTATCATCACGTCGTAGAACGCAACGATTCGGACCTCCACCCCTTCGCCTCCAGACTTGAGAAACAACACCTGTCCTCTCGTTTATCCACCATTTATGCACGTCGCTTCTTGAGTGAAATCCAGCAAGAACAAAATCCTCGTGTTAAATTGGACTTAATGTCTAATATAACCAACGAAATTGCGGATACTATCATTGCAAAGCTCTTTAACCCTTCTGAACTGAGCCCCTTTCAGAAAACTCTACTTGGAGTAACAATTGGTACCACCCTCTTTTCTCTAGTCGTGCACGTTGCCCAGTTAGCTGGAATCACAATGCCCTCTTGGGCTAAGTGGCTTACCGCAGCTAGTATTATCGGCCAGTTAGTTTCCCTTAGCTTACAGCTAAAACTACTTTTCCCCTCCACTGAGATCAATCCACTTGATTCACTTGGACTCTCCAACATGTATGATTCCATGCATGATTGGTTAGTTGGTAAGAAAGTAGAAGAACTGACTTTCCTTAAACATCCACGCCACGTACATGGAGGAACTGACGAAACTGTCCTCTTTAAATGCCACACTGGTTGCTTGCATAATACATCTCGCACTTATTCCTGTGGTTGCTTCTACGAAAGAATCGATGAGCAAACTCCCCGCTTATCTGAAGATGCTATGGTAGGAGTCATTGACCGTTCTGTCCACTTCTTAGGCTCCATTGTATTAGTCTCCTGCGCCAGTACTGGCCTTATGGAAAGCAAAAATATTATCCAATATGGAAACATGCTAAAAGCTAAAAACGTCATCATGGACGAATTAATTGGCACTCCTAAAGAAATTTACAAATCTTACAAAGAAATTTCCGCTGCTGATGTCAGTATTATTTTGGACAAATATGAAGCCCTTGCAGAAGAAGGATCAAATCTTGTCAAGCTGCCTATGTCTGACGTACTATGTTCACCTGTACACGTTAGTAATTTGCAGACTTATTCCACCCGAGCAGCTGCTGCCATAAAAGAACTCCGTAAAGAAAAAGAAGGCAGTAAGGCTTCTCACCTGATCAGATTAGTTATGCTACACGTTGACCCCCTCAACAAGAAAGCCAATGTAGTCAATGATATCGTCAAAGGCAAGACCCGCATTGACCCTCCTGCCATCATTATTGCTGGAAAACCAGGCATAGGTAAGACGCGTCTTGTTAAAGACCTACACAAACGCGTTGCTGCCTTATATGGCCTTCCAAATGACCGCATTTATAATCTTGCTAAACAGGATGGCCATTATCAATTCTACGAAAACCAAACAGCTTTCATGGTTGATGATTGGCTCACCAAACACCCGAATGAAGATGAACTTTGTCAAAATTTCAATGTCATCTTTAGTTCAGAGCCTTATGCCATCCCAACAGCAGGGTTAGAAGGTAAAACTCAGCACATTCTTTCCCAAGTAGCCTATATGACTACCAACTATCAGCACAATCTTTTGGCTACGCTCGCCAATAAAAACGAAGTCTTTGCCACGATGCAAAACCTTAGAGCCTTCCGTGACCGGTTATTTTGGATCCATTCTGACGATCGCAGAATCAATGGTGATGGTAGATCACGTATACATCCACATCGACGTGCTGACTATAGTCATATGACATTCCAACACAAGACCTTTCGCAATGATGCTGAAGTCACCACTAGACTTGATTCTTATGATCAAATAGTTGAGAAAGTAGCAGAAATGATGGCAATCCGAGAACTTAACCACATTTCTCTTCTACCAGCTGAGCATCAAAGCGCTGATCGCATAGCACACCTTAATAGCCTCATTGGCCCTAGACAACAAAGGCCACGTCAAGGAAGAAGTTTCTTTGTGGTGCGCTTTCAGGGCCCCGGAGACACTGGCAAAACCACTGAAATGCTTAAATTGTCACGTCAACTAGGACAAATACATGATATCCCTGTGGTGCGTCCCCGCTCTCTCAAAGAACCACCTCCTACTATTCGTAGTATCATTGTCATCGATGACCTTATTGTGAGTCGAGAGACCATGGAGGATTATTTCAATTACGTGAACGGCACAAACAATCTTGCCATTATAATGATTGGAACTAACAAAGTCTTCCCATATACGAAAGATGTCACTGGCCTAGGTTACACTAAAAGCTGGAAAACCGACATTCCTGAAGATCTATCTGGCTTAACTCGCCGTTTTGGCCTTCCTGGCAAAGTCTGTTTTAAGAGAGGGATTCTAGGAGATCATTGTATAGTAGATTCCAACATCAATATTTGCGTTACTTTCACCCCCTCCTTACATGTCATGATCCAAGACAAACTCGTCTCTAGAACTACTGATGAGTTGCTTAACACCATTGACGAGGCATATTATAATTTTGCCAAAACCGAATATGAATATGTGGCTGAGAAGCTTAGTGAAGTTATTGAACCTGAATTTTATGATGTTGTTGTGAAATGCAAAGATCAAAAACAACTCAAAGAACACCTTTCAAGCTTCTCTACTATTATGAAAGCCGTCACGCAAAGCAAATTTGTTCTTTCAGACAGACTTAAACAGTGTGAGGGATTTCAGGCCTCAGCCTTTGTTCTTAAGGATGCTAATGTGACTAATATGGAATTAGCTTGCCATATGATCAAAGCTGGTAGGAAGATACTGCCCGGTATGAATGTTAACATCTCTCTTGACTATATTTATAAAGTTATAGGGAACAAAGTCTATACCAACGACCCTGAACTCCTTGACTGTGCCTCAGACTTACTCGTCGATGTTCAACACGATGAGATTTACTATACAAAAGAAGTCATTGGTCCGGAAGACAAAAAAGTCACCATCCACAAGGCCCTCACCCCTGACCTGGTTAACCAATTGCTGGATGGGGAGATCCCTGTAATTCCTAACCTTACAAGAAAGGACATAGGAGAGCTTCGATCAGCTATTCGCAACTTTGATGCAGAAGATCATCCCTGCCTATGGCAATACAAGTACTTTAGGACAAAATATGAGACCATTGGGGTTTTAGATGTCATCCCAGCCTGGGCTAAGGTTGCCACTGCTATCCTAGCAGCAGGTGTTGTGCTCTATACAGTAGCCAAACTATTTACATGGGTAACAAAAGCACCCACCAGTAGTATGGATACGCACTTAGCCACCATGCCTTCCACCACTGTCATCTCCTCCAAACCTGTTGTCTTCGAAGACGACGAGCTTACTGGCCAAGGAATGGATCAATTGCTTGAGCATATGACACCAAGAGCGCTTAAGTCACCAAAAGATAAAAAGCGCTGGCGCTCTGACTATGAAGAAAATTACCAACGCACTGATCGATATGTCAAAGCAGGCATACGAGATCCAGAATCCTATCGTTTCGTCTCTGGTAATGCTCCCGCATGGCAAGCTTTACATCGCTATGCCCATGACCATCCAGAATCTCGTGATGTCCTAGTTGGAGTCTCGCGACATTATCAACAGGGTGACCAAAATCCTCACGCCTTCAGCCCAACCCCTGTAAAAATGGTTGAAATTCCGTGCGTTGTGTGTAATAAGACCAAGCTCAACTACGCGGTAGAAGACCACTACAACCATTTTATGTGCAATGACTGTTCGCCTAATGCTTGTAACAAATGTGGAAAGAAGATCAATTTCAGCTATGCAGTCAAAGAAAAGAAGTACTGCCATGACTGTTACCACGACATATTGCATGACGCCTATAGCAAGAGACCGCGAATAGTTGACGACGAACAAGTACCCCGGTCCATCTTCAACATGCAGCCCCTAACAGTGTGTAATCAACCGCAAGACATACTGTTTAACTTGGTTGAGAAAAACCTAGTTAGAGTGGAAACGCCATTGGGTGCTTACCATGGCCTGATGACTCACGGCACAACTTGCCAGACATTGTGCCATGGTATACCAGACGGTACAACAAGCGTCACTGTGAAATTTGACGAAGGGCAAGGAGTTAGATCTGTGGACGCCAAGATTGTCTATATGGACAGAAACATTGATACGGCCATCTTAGAAATCCAACCCGTGCGTCTCTTCAAAGATATTAGATCACATATCATTGAGGAGTATACCCACCCTGAAGAGATGGAAGGGTTCATTCGTATTTGTACGCGTCCTGGAAGCTCAAGCTTTTCAGCGTCAGGCTATGTCTCCTTCAATTTCCACCGCCAAGCCTGGAGTAGAGTGAATCCCCTCTTCAAAGTCAACGGGCTACAGATAGCCTTAGACTGCTCTCCTACTTGTATACGCCCATCCATTTTAGACGGAGACTGTGGCAATCCGCTAGTTGTGAGACTCCCTAGTGGAATTTGCAAAGTTGCCGGCCTGTTACAATCGGATAAAGATACAAAGGTGTACTTTAGGCCATTTGTGCAACAGCAAACTCCAAAAGCAGCCACAGCGTTTTCTGAAGTCACCCTAGAAGATACCACCCTCGTCGTTCCATCAGCCCTAAAGCCATACATAGAGACCATGACTCCATCAAATTTTGAATCAGACCACAACAAGATATATGGTTTCACTCCCCATTTCCGTCAATTCAACAGGAGAAAGAATAAGCCGGACTTTTATCGCATTCCAAAAGAGGGCCTTAAATTAAATTTTCCTATTAACACCGCCCCTGCTTGCCAAAATGTAAATGAAGTAGTCGACTTGAGTTATCTCAGGGGAGATAAAAATGGAAATCCTAACATCCTACACACACAAGTTGACCTCTTCGGTAAGCGTATCCACCTTTTTAATCCTGATCAAGAGTGTTTTGACTTATCAAGGTCATACTTGAAGGACTACTATTCATCTAAGGTCACGAATGCTCAACCGTTATCATGGCCTCGCTTGCTGAATGGAGAAAGAAATCCGAATAATAGGCAATATTATGGAATGATAAATCCCATAGAATTAGACTCGTCATGTGGACTATACTTCAATCTAGTTCACAAGTGCCAGAAGAAGGCAGACTTGTTTGAAAGAAAAGGGAACAATAATATCGTGGTCCGTAGTACTCCTGCTGGGAATGACATGATGCGATTGTTTAATGAGATGGAAGAGCGGATCAAAGCAGGACAGACGGTGAATGTGGTTCACCGGTGTTGCCAAAAGCAAGAGATCCTACCAATTGAGAAAGTGAAGATCGGAAAAACTCGCTGTTTCATCAACAGTGACCCAATTCTATCCCTTATGCAAAGAAAGTACACAGCCGAATTTGTAGCTCAGCTACAAGGCCAGCGCACTGAGATTCCTCCTCAACGTGGATGTAACCCCTATTTGGAATTTACAGAACTACGCAAAAGATTAGATGACTTTGAAGGAGATGAATTGGAATTTGACTACTCTCGCTTCGATCGCAACATCGCCTTCATCTTCGTATGGGATTTTTTTGACACTGTAGCAGCTGCCATGGACCCTGAACCTTTTGGTGGCATTACCCATCGCGATGCCTTCTATAGAGGTTTAGCTAGGTGCACTACAAGCCCTCTGCTAGCCTGTGAAGGGACTGTATTGAGAACTGCTGCCAGCACTGGCATCTTTAGTGGAGATACCATCACTGACTCCATGGACTGCAACGCAAACCATTCGATCACATCATATGCTGCTGTCCGCCAATTCAGGCATATCCACAAGCGTCTTCCCAATTATCAAGAATGGAAAGCTACTCATATCACCCTCACTGGCGGTGATGATGGAAAAGCCAAGTTCCAAAAAGACCTCAATATGACATTTGACACCTTTGCTAAAATAACTGAAGAACTAGGGGTTGAAGTCACTCCAGCCAACAAAGGTATATCTAATGAGGTTGACCTGTTTCTGTCCCGAAATATGACTATGGACCCTAAGGATGGAATTGTGTACCCCTTTCTGAAGGATGGATCTAAGACCAAGTGCATGCACTGGACTAGGGATTTCACCCCTGAGCAAGTCAGAGACAATTTACAAACATCCCTGAAGGAACTTGGTCTTATGTCCAAAGAACAGTACGAATTAGGGAAGCAAGACCTCGTTAAGATCATAGCTGCCCTACCTCCTGCCCATCAAGTCGTGATTAAACGCGACCTCGTACTGTACGATTACGAAGACATCCACCATAGGTGGTATACCCTCATCTCGTCAGGCAGGAGAAATGCAATTTTGGATGCCTCCAATGATTTCCAAACAAAATTAGAATTGAATAATCAACTCAATCAACTCTGCACCGATTTATTACCTTCGGATAATACTTTACTGCCAATTGTTCAACCAACACCACCACAACAAACACCAAGAATGCTTGCCTGTCCAACACCTGTCAATCCAATTTCTTGGCTTAATGAGTGGTACCAATCCCACCCAAAGTATGAACGTCCACTCGTCACATACACCCACACCGGACCAGACCACGCACCTACCTTTTGCTGCACCGTTATCGCGGTCTTCGACGAACCAAATAAACCCCTCACGTTCACCGGTTCAGCTAGCAGCAAGAAAGAAAGTGAGAAATGCGCTAAAGCGGCTCTCATGGAATGGATCGAAGACAATATGTGCTCAGAAGAGACAAAGCGTCAACGGGATGCTATCTTCCCTTGTATCAATCATGCATCACTCCCCAATCACTTTATCATCACGCCTGTGCCATCTGGGATCTTCAACCTGGAGTATAAGGGTTGTTGTGCGATCGTCAAAGAAACGCCTTGCAAGCTGTACATACCTGTTGAAAACGGAATCGCGTACTCAGCAGTGATGCGCGAAGGCTTTCCCAATTGGAAAATTTCAGCCCTTTCCTTTGGAAGGTACGATTGTGAGAAACTAAGTGGTGATGTAGCTGCAACAGCTGCTGCTATCTCCGTCTTATCTGCGGCCTTAGTTAAGCATGTTAAACCTAAGCCCTCTTGCAAAGTGATTCTCCACCACACTCCTCTTACTCAAGCCATCACAGAGTACAATGCCACCACCAACATCGTATCGCTGTTCACCAAAGATACGGCCTGGGTTAAGAAATGGCTCATGACCAACGACTGTCAAGGCTTCGTGCTTGAGCACCTCAATGGAGATGTATTTACCCTCAAGATTCCCGAGCAAACACCACGCATGGGTCAAAGAGGAATTATGGAAGATTACTACCTCCTACACGAATATCTAACCCATTACAAGATCCAGTATTGCACCCTTGTCTTAAGCAAGCCATGTGGGAATGTTACACGCTTCCTCATGACGGCAGCCCATGAAGCAGTGTTTCAGACTAATTACGTTCCTGAACTTATTAACATCCTGCTGACACAAACACCCCCAGAATGGGAAATCACACTCCTCGATAACGGAAAACTGTCGTGTGTGCGCTTAGGAGATGGAGAAGAACAAACTCCTCGCATGTCCGCCACTCCAGCCCCTGTTAATCCTAGCGACATTCCCATGTCTTCATCAGAGATCATTAATGCAGCCGGAACTATGGCCGCATCAGGAGGAGTGAAAGGAACAATCGAACAAGCACAACTGACTGGAGCTAAAATGAGTCAATCCACTGTGGACTCAGGAAAGCAAGTCATGATTGCCACGGGAGTAGTCCCTGGTGGTCGTGTCATGGAGATTGAATCCGGTCTGTACAACACGTCAACTATCTATGGCCCAGCCCTTACCTTTCAGCAAGCCATTGGCATACCTATGCCAGTCGAGCGTAATCCCATCCATCTGGACCTCCAACAACCAACAGGTACAATCCTAGACCGCATAGGATGGCCTGATATCCCCCCAGAACTTAAACTCATGTTTCTTATCCATCGATACGGAGGAGGCACTATAGAAGTCAATGGAACATTGGAGATGTTGCCAAGTGGAAAGGGCTCTATTGTGTTAATACTTTGCACCAAAGCACAAGTACCTGACACTGCAACAACAGTTTCCAGGACCAGAATGGCAGACAGGCGCAACATCGTCATCAAAGGGAACACGCCAGAGTACCAGACCTTCAGCTTTGACTTGCCCATAACATCAGACATAGTTCGCATGGTTACAACAGACCAAATACTGCAAGGCAGCAACAACCAACAACTGCAGATTGTCGTTGCAGTATGGACTCCAGCCGAACCCACCTTCCCTGGCGCTGATACATCGATTGACATCAATTGGTTTGTCCGTGGAAGACTAGCCAACGAATCATCTAACCCCATTTGGTGGTATGATCTTGACAGAGAGAAGCTGCAAGACCTCATCACTACTTTGAGCCCTCTATCTGATCTAAGATTCTCAGCCTATCCTCTCCTTGAAACAGCGCTGTATGGTTTAAACTCCCGTCCACTGTATCTTATCCTAGGAAGAGGTATAGGAAATGTAGCTGCAAATGTGGAACAGCCCATTGAAGCAGTGTCTCTTTATGGCACCCTTCCATCCCTCAACCAACCTATTCGCTTCGATGAGATAGCTGTTGTTTATGGAGAACTTGGTAAATATTCAATAGTCCTCCGTTACGCTACATTTGCAGTCCCCAGCAGAGCTTTCGAACCAGGAAAAGATGACCTGCGCATATTTACCCATGGAGGAGACTCTGAAGCCGACTGTGGCAAATGCCAACTATATCCTACCCCTGTGCTTTTCGAGGAACTTAAAGTATCAGACACTGTTCCCATCAACATCGAATTGGAAGTAGCTCCACTTGACCATGCCCGAGTTAACTACACCCTGACATCAGTGGAGTCTTTTGCTTTTTCACATGAACAAGGAACTGTATGGACTTATCGGTTTCTAGTAGATTTCACCACTGAAGGATTTACCCCATACGGCTCCTATAACGCAGTACTTAGCTCTACTTTCGGAGCTACTCCAACCAATGGACTGCCTATTGCAGGTTTAGGGTTCCAAGTCGTTGCTAGCTACAACTTGCCATTCAACATGAGTAGCACGACCGTTGGCCCAATGCACTACGGAGCTAAGATTTTCATGGAATATCTTAAACACCTTATGGGACCTACACGCCAGGCCTTCGACTTTTCGCTCCAATGGCCAACTACAGGGGATAGCGTGCGAATGAGAGCTGTGCCCTCCACAACATCTGACATTTACATCACATGTCGGGTCGCAACGGCCAACAACCCTTATGCAGTGTATTACCTCCCTTTGTCTGAAGCATATGTTAGCAATGTAGCCACAGTCAGTTCCATCCTATCACTCCCCCGAGTAAACAATGCAGACACAGTGCATTGGATACCAAGTAGTTCAACAGAAGTATTCCAACGAATTTTAGCCCCTGAGACACTTCCAGAGACACTCACATCACGCGCTCTCATGTCTAGGTCCATGGCCTCCCAGTTCGACCTGAAACCACGCGACGCGAGAACTCCTCGAGAAGAGTTGGCTGATTTTAAGGCCAGATATCCTGGATTTCTGGAGGGAGAGCTACACAGAGATGATCCCAACACATCAGTGAAAGCCTCTGCTAGTGACTCAAACACCTGTAAACATGGGTATTTCATCATCGCTTGTCGCAAGTGCTCCCCTAGTAACCCCAGTGACGATGAAGAAGAACAGACTCCACGCATGGCCTGGCTTATGGCTGGAGCAGGATTGATGTCAGGATTAGGCCAAGGACTTGGCCAGCATGGTCAAAACAAACACAACGAAAAGATGCAACAAAACCAGCATAATTTCGATGCCACCCAAAACCAATACAACAGGGAGCACCAAAAAGAACTCCAGGGCAACCAGTTCAGTCATCACAATGCTGATAGGGAAGACCAACAAGAGCACAGCCAGTTTATGCAAGCTAGCACATTTGCTCATCAAGGAGATATGGCTCGTCAACAACACGGTCACGAGACAAGTCAATTAGAACGCCAGATCAAAGGCCAAAGTGATCTGGAAAACCAGAAGTTTTCAAACCATCTTTCATTGATGGGACAAAAACACACAGCTAAGTTTGGCCAATAATTATTTACATACAAGTTATGGATTATAATTAATATTTACGTATAGTTTAATAGGTTAGTG